CACCAGAGCGTAGAATCTTCTACATTGACGTTGGCAATCTACCTAAAGTAAAGGCAGAGCAATACCTACATCAGGTAATGCAGCGTTATAGAAACAAACTCACCTACAACTCTGCAACTGGTGAGATGAAGAATGACAAGAAAGTCATGTCAATGCTAGAGGACTTCTGGTTGCCTCGCCGTGAAGGTGGTCGTGGCACAGAAATCTCTACTCTCCCAGGTGGTCAAAACCTAGGCGAGATCAGCGATCTTGAGTATTTCAGAAACAAGTTATATGCTTCTCTCAACGTCCCATCATCCCGTGCCCCTGGTGGCAACGAAGGATTCAATATGGGTCGTTCTTCTGAGATTCTAAGAGACGAAGTTAAGTTCTCCAAGTTCGTTGCCCGTCTCCGTAAGAGGTTCGCTGCTCTATTCAGCGACCTCCTCAAAACTCAACTCATCCTCAAGAATGTCATCACTCCTGATGACTGGGAAGCAATTAAGGATAATATCCAGTATGACTTCCTATATGACAACCACTTCGCTGAGTTGAAAGAGACTGAACTCCTACAAGAGCGTCTCAATCTACTTGCTCAGGCAGAACCTTACATTGGTAAGTATTACTCTCAAGAGTATATCCGCACCAAGATTCTCCGTCAGACTGATGGTGAAATGGAAGAGCAAGATGAGAAGATCAAGAAGGAGATTGATGACGGCGTAATCCCAGATCCCAGCACGATTGATCCAATCACTGGCGAACCGATTCAGCAGGATCCATTCGTCAATGACCAGACTGTCGATGCTGGTGCTGCTGCCGCCGATGCTGCAAGTGCCGCTGCTAGTTTGAATACTCCACTTCCTGGTAGTAGCGAAGGCAAACTATAGACTTGCTAAATAAATTTATATTATAGTTTTTATTATGGACAACGTAGTAGACGCTATTGCTGTGGGTGCTGGTCCTGCTGACATCAGTCAGGAAATCAAAGATGCACTATACAGCAAAGCAAGCGAAAGAATCGACACCTATCGAAATGTAGTTTCTGACCGACTTTTTGGTGGTCAGGAAGTAGAGACTGGTGAAGAGGAAGTTGAAGCAGGTGAAGAAGAATGATCAAAATCGTTTTTTCCGAAGTGGACTGTCCGTCCTCTTGTGATGAAGCGATCGATCTTGAACATTCTACTGGTGTAAGAGCCGTCAATACTTCATCTAAAAGTAGTGCTATTCTGCATTTACTGGATGAAACCGGCGTAGATAAGACCATCACTCTCGTCCCATTAGAGAGTTTAATTCTCAAAAAGACGCTGAAGACATTGGTCTGGACTTCGTCAGAAAAAGTTCGTATCTCTGGAGTAAGCATTTACTAAAATGAAACTAATCACAGAAGAAATTAACAAGGTAGAATTTATCGTCGAAGAGAATGAGGGCAAGAAGTCCTTGTTCATCGAAGGTATTTTCCTACAAGGCAACCAAAAGAATCGCAACGGTCGTGTTTACAGAACTGAGACCCTAGCGAGAGAAGTTGGTCGTTACAACGAGCAGTATGTTGATAGTGGTCGTGCCCTAGGAGAACTAGGTCACCCCGATGGACCTACTGTAAACCTAGACAGAGTATCCCATAAGATTGTTTCTCTCCGTCAGGAAGGGAACAACTTCATTGGCAAGGCAAAACTATTGGAAACTCCAATGGGAAAAATTGCTAAAAACCTATTAGATGAAGGTGTCAAACTTGGCGTTTCTTCTCGTGGTATTGGGTCTCTAAAGGAAACCCGTGAGGGATATAAACTAGTTGGTGAGGACTTTATGCTCGCCACTGCTGCTGATATTGTGGCAGATCCTAGTGCGCCTGATGCCTTTGTACAAGGTATTATGGAAGGAAAAGAGTGGGTAATGGTCGATGGCATCCTAAGGGAGCAACAAATGAAAGACACAGTATCTACTATAAATAACCTAGTAGCGAGTAGACAGTTGGAAGAAAAGAAAATTGAACTTTTCCAAAACTTTCTCTCAAACCTTTGAAATCTATAAATAAATATAGATTTTAACTAAAATCAACACTCGTCGGTAGCAACTAATTACAAGACATGGAAAACGTAGTAACGAAAGGTGCTAAGGCTGCTGAACCTATGGATAAGGTTTCACCCAGCGTAGTGCCAGGGCAATCAATTAACGATCTCGGCGGTCCTACTCCCGAGAACTATACAAACGAGCCAGAAGGTCCTGCTAAACTTAAGGATGCTGCTGCCCCACTATCTCCTGTAAAGGATGTAGTGAATAAGGGAGCAGGTTCTGCAGACGGTATGGAGAAAATGGCAGATGCTAAAGTAGTCCCCGCTTCTAACAGCGGCGGCACCACTGATGCAAGATCTGCTGCTTCAAAGGCCGAATCAGTTCCATCCTCTGTTGTTCCTGGTCAGAAAAAGACCAAGAAGGAAGAAGTAGAGGTTGAAGGAGAAGTCGTCGCAGAGGAAGAGGTTGAAGAAATCTCCATCTCTGAGATCGATATTGAAGAAGACGTTACCGCTCTTCTAAGTGGTGAGGAACTCTCTGAAGAGTTCCAGAGCAAAGCTCGCACCATCTTTGAAGCAGCAATCCGCAACAAAGTTGCTATCGTCAAAGAAGAACTCCAATCCCAATACGAGGGAAAACTCAGCGAAGAGCTTGCTCTAGTGCGTGAGTCCCTAACTGAGCGTGTAGACGCTTATTTGGAGTATGTCGCCGATGAGTGGATGGCAGAAAACGCCATCGCCGTCGAGCATGGACTCAGAACCGAGATGTCAGAAAGCTTTATTGCTGGTATGAAGTCTCTATTCGATAACCACTATGTCTCTATCCCTGAGGAGAAGTATGATGTAGTTGAGTCTATGGTTGAGAAACTTGATGAAATGGAAGGAAAACTCAATGAGCAAATTGAGCGCAACGTTGCTCTAAACGCTCGTCTAGGTAGTGCAGTTGGTGAATCAATCTTCACCCAAGTTGCTGAAGGTCTCGCTGAGACTCAGAAAGACAAACTTGCTGCCCTTGCTGAGAATGTTGAGTTTGATGGTGAAGTAAGTTACAGAGAAAAGCTAGAGGACCTCAAGGAATCCTATTTCCCCGCTGGTCGCTCCGCTTCCGTCTCGACAAGAAACAGTGTCGAGGACCTTACTGAAGAAGTAAACACCGGCACACAACCTGTCGATGTATCTGATTCAATGATGTCATATCTACAGACGCTCGACAGAGTTTCTAGAAAGTGAATTTTTGATTATTAAATCAAACCTAATAAATACTCACAAGGATTATTAAAAAAATGTACAATTCCGCTGATTCCCAACAACTTCAGGAGAAGTGGGCACCTATTCTAGACCACGAAGGTGGTATCCAGGATGCTCATAAGCGTGCCGTAACCGCACAACTCCTAGAGAACCAAGAAACCGCCCTATCTGAGGAGCGTGCTTTCCTTTCCGAGACCCCCACGATCAATACTGACCCCAACGCCACCGGCAATCCCGGTTTCTCCGGCAGTGGTGACCAGTCAGTTGCTGGTTTTGACCCCGTTCTAATCAGCCTCATCCGTCGTTCTATGCCCAACCTAGTGGCATATGACATCTGTGGCGTTCAACCAATGAACGGTCCTACTGGACTCATCTTCGCGATGCGCTCCCGTTATGACTCACAGACCGGCGACGAGACCTTCTACGACGAAGTCAATACCGCCTTCTCTGCACAGAACAAGCAGGGCACCGCTACCCAGGGCAACTACTCTGGTCAGGTTGGCGCAGGCAACACCGTTGGTCTAGGTACCACCGCTCAGCGTGGCAACAACCCCGCAATCCTCAACCCCCTACCCGGTGACCAAGTTGGTTACAATGTAGGACAGGGCATGAAGACCCAGGACTCCGAGGCTCTAGGCGAGACCGGAACCGAGTTCAACGAAATGGGCTTCTCCATCGAGAAGGTCACCGTGACCGCCAAGTCACGCGCCCTCAAGGCACATTACTCCATGGAACTCGCCCAGGACCTCAAGGCGATCCACGGTCTAAATGCTGAAGCAGAACTCGCTAACATCCTATCCAGCGAGATTCTATCTGAGATCAACCGCGAGGTTGTCCGCACCGTATACAAGACCGCTGTTCCTGGCGCTCAGAACAACGTTGCAACCCCTGGCGTATTCGACCTAGACGTTGACTCCAACGGTCGTTGGTCTGTTGAGAAGTTCAAAGGACTTATCTTCCAGATCGAAAGAGATGCAAACGCCATCGCGCAGACCACTCGTCGCGGGAAGGGCAACTTCATCATGTGTTCCGCTGATGTTGCTTCTGCTCTAACCATGGCTGGTGTGCTCGATTACACCCCTGCTCTAAACGCCAACCTCAACGTTGACGACACCGGCAACACCTTCGCAGGTGTGCTACAAGGCAAGTATAAGGTCTACATCGATCCTTATGCTGCAAACGTCTCCAACCAGCAGTACTATGTCGCTGGTTACAAAGGTTCCTCACCTTATGACGCTGGTCTATTCTACTGCCCTTACGTTCCTCTCCAGATGGTTCGTGCAGTTGGACAGGACACCTTCCAACCACGTATTGGCTTCAAGACCCGCTACGGTCTAATCGCCAACCCCTTCGCGGAAGGTTCCGACGCAGGTTATGGTCGCATCATGACCAACACCAACGTCTACTACAGACGCGTTCAGGTCAAGAACCTAATGTGATTCAAAACTCCGACGAGTTTAATTCCAACACCAAGGACCCTTCGGGGTCCTTTTTTTATGCGTGTAGTAATATCCGTAATAAAACTTTATATAAATAACCGAGTATGTGTAGTATAATACACATTGTTATTTCCTAATGGAGAAGATTTATGAAACTAATTATTGCTGGTGCCATTGCTGCACTATCCCTAGGCGCTCCCGCCTCTGCTGAAATCATCGGACCTGCTGAAGCAGACGCCGCTGGTAACTTCTATGTTTACACTGAAGTTGAGTCTGATTGGGCACTAGGTGAGTATGAAGGCACCTCCACTACTGCTCGCGTAGGTTATGAGGGTGATCTCTCTGAGACCGTAGGCGCTTACATCGAAGTAGGTCCTTCCTTCATCAACCCCGATGGTGAAGACCTAACCACCGAACTCGGTTTTGAGGTTGGTGCCGAAGTAGCAGTGACTGAAAACCTAACTGCTTATGCTGAAGTTGAGTTATTCACCAATGGTGGATCTGATCTAGGCGAAGATCTAGACATCGGAACCAAGGCAGGCTTGACCTATTCCTTCTGATAGGTTATAATATGGGGGTAGTCAAGCAAGACTACTCCTGTTGGTTAGGTGTTGTGTGTAAAAAGTAAATGAAATATACCTAATAAAAGAGCACCTCCTTTTGGTCGGGGAGGTGCTTTTTTAATGCTAAATAATAATTACTATAGTATTCTTAGTAATGGCGGAAGATTTCGGTAGTGGAAGAAACATCTACTACAAGCAGTTAGACAATAGAAACTACATGAGTCCTATTGGATTCACGTTTAGTCTAGCGAGATTTCCGAAGGTATCCTTCTTCAGTAATAAAGCAGCACTGCCATCAATCACCCTTGGTACTGCTGGTCAGTCTAACTATCTGAAGGATATTATGCATCCTGGTGACCGACTTGAGTATGGTGATTTTACTATCGAGTTTCTTGTCGATGAAGACATGGAAAACTATACGCTCATCCATAACTGGATGACCGGTCTAGGATTCCCTGAGACGCCACAGCAATTTAAAGATGTGACGACTAGTGATAACAACACAAGGGACTTTAAATTGCAGTATAGTGATGCTACACTGGGTATACTCAATAGCAACTATAATACTATTGCGAATGTGAAGTTCTGGGACTTGTTTCCAACCTCACTATCCACCTTGGAGTTTACCGCTACTGATACTGATATTAATTACTTGGTTGCTAATGTGACCTTTAATTACCTATACTATCAGATTCTAGATAAAGAAGGTAAACCTCTAACTCCTGAATATGTTAACCAATCACTGCAACGATGAATTTAGATGAAATCCAATCTATGTGGGAGAGAGACTCCAAGATAGATATGGACAACCTACATGATGAGTCTGTAAAGACGCCCCAACTGCACCAGAAGTATTACACGCTATATACCACGCTCAAACTGCTCCAGACGAAGGCACAGGACACGGAGAGGAAGGTCCGACTAGAAAGATATAACTTCTATAGTGGGAAGGCACCTGCTGAGGCATATGTCGAAGAACCATTCCCATACAAGGTGAGGGACAAAGAGTCAATGACTCTGCATCTCAATGCAGATGATAAACTATCGACAGCAAAGATGAAGGTTGAATACTATCAGGTAATGCTTGATTTCCTGACTGATATTCTAAAGATGATTCATAATCGTGGTTATCAAATCAAAAATTCAATTGACTGGTCCAAATTCACCGCAGGATACAACTAATGCAACCAGCAGAGGACGACAAATTTCAGTTTGACTTAGGTATCGAAGATATCTATTTACTATATGATTGCGTTTGCAGACGCATTCAGACCTGGGAGGGATCGCCTCAGAGGCATCCATTTGAGCAGGAACACCTGTGGTGGCTCAGGGATGAGTTATATAAGTGTGTACTAGAGCACAAATATACCGATATGTAGGTTTGTGAGGGATCGCTAAATAATTTTAGCTGATACCTTTACATTATGGCCGATTTGACAATCAGCAAGAAAAATGAGGTGTTTTTACAGATTGACTGTGACCCTCATATACAATACGAACTAAAAGACAATTTTACTTTCGAGGTTCCGGGGGCAAAGTTTCATCCTTCCTACAAAAAGAAATGGTGGGACGGAAACATTGCTCTATTCAACCTACAGACCAAACAGATCTATGTGGGTCTTTTGGACCGTGTTGTTGCTTTCTGTGAGCAGTATGGGTATTCTTACCAATTCCAAGACAACAAATTTTATGGATTACCGTATGAGGAGAATGACAATATCTCCCCCGAGGGTATTACAGATTGGATCGGTTCTATTACTTCTTACAAGCCTCGTGACTATCAATTACATGGTATCTACACTGCCCTACGCAGTAATAGAAAACTCATCGTCAGTCCCACCGCATCAGGAAAGTCCCTGATGATATACTCTCTCGTCAGATATTACAGCGAGAGAAACTTAAATATTTTACTCGTAGTCCCAACCACATCTCTTGTGGAGCAGATGTATAAGGACTTTGAGGATTACGGATTCGATGTATCAACACACTGCCATAAGGTCTATGGTGGTAAAGAGTTGACTACAGAAAAAGGCATCGTGATTACTACCTGGCAGTCGGTCTATAAACTGGATAAGAAGTATTTCTCCAGGTATCAGGTAGTCATCGGAGACGAAGCACATAACTTCAAGTCAAAATCGCTTGTGAGCATCATGAGCAAACTTTGTGATGCGAAGTATAGATTTGGTTTTACGGGCACTCTGGACGGCACACAGACGCATAAGTGGGTCTTAGAGGGTCTGTTTGGTCCCTCATACAATACCATCAGAACGAAAGAACTGATGGAAGCAGGGCACGTAGCAAAACTAGACATCAAAGTATTGCTTCTGAAGCACGATGAGCAAGTCTTCCCGAGGTATGAGGATGAGATTCAGTATCTCATTGGTCACGAGAAACGAAACAACTTCATATCCAACCTAGCGGTAGACCTGAAAGGTAATACTCTAGTGCTTTTTACTCGTGTGGAGAATCATGGCAAGTTGCTCTACGATCTAATAAATAGTAAGGCAGAGGAGGGGTGAAAGGTCTTCTTCGTTCATGGCGGAGTCAACGTCGAAGAAAGGGAACAAGTCAGAGAAATTACTGAGCGAGAGAACAACGCGGTCATCATTGCTTCTTATGGAGTATTCAGTACCGGTATCAACATCAAAAATCTCCACAACGTAATCTTTGCTTCTCCCTCCAAGTCAAGAATTAGAAACCTCCAGAGTATCGGTCGTGTGCTGAGAAAAGGAGCAAACAAAACTAAGGCAATTCTTTATGACATTGCTGACGACACCACTAAGGGGTCCAAACGAAACTATACATTGAATCACCTAATAGAAAGAATCAAAACCTATAACGGTGAAAAGTTTAACTATGATATTATCAATATCAACCTGAGGTAACTTATGGATGAAGGTAAAGTAGCGGCACTCAAACTCAGCACTGGTGAG